AAGACAAGTTTGAAATCTTGTCAAGCCACTTACCCGACTCGAACGGGTGACCTGAGCTTTACAAAAACCCTGCTCTATCCAGCTGAGCTAAAGTGGCAACTCCCCCGGCAGGATTCGAACCTGCAGTCCTACGATTAACAGTCGTTTGCATTACCGTTATGCTACAGAGGAATACTAAACCCAACTACGGTGCTTAGCACTATATTCAGGTTGACTCTGCTTTTCTAATGAACACTTACCAGCAGCTGCCATATGACGTTGATAGTTTGTTCTTGGATACCTACTACCAAAAGCATCAGGCATCCAATATACTACAGTTACAGGAACTTTAATATTCTTTAGAAACCAGTCTAAAGAACAATGAATAGAACCCAACTGCACATGTCCATCATGAGTAATGAGATGATTCTCACTACGTTCAAAAACATACATCATTTTAGTTTGAATTTGTCTTTTCTTCTTTGAGCATCTTGAAGTACATTTTGAGGTACTTAGACTTCATTTCTTCAAGAGTGTGCATATCTTCGTCGAATGCCATGTACTTAGAGAGTTGATATGCACTCTCTATTTCACTAATTAGACGAAGGAGATGCATTGGCTTTACTTCTAATCCACCATAGACATACTTAGATGAATCCATCTCAACATGTTGAAGTGGTTCAGGAAAACTGGGGTCTCTAGGGTCCATAAGAAGAAAAGACAACGGGTTAGACAGGATTCGAACCTGTGACCGACTGCTTAGAAGGCAGTTGCTCTATCCAACTGAGCTACTAACCCTTGTTGACCTCTATATTATAAGAGATCAACCCACATTCGTCAACCATCTTCTGCAGGTGCTTCTTCTGTTACTTCTGTTTCTTCGGTGACCTCTGGTTCGGGCAGTGTAACTCCGACTGCTTCCAGATACTCGATGGCACCTTGTGTCTTTAAATACAGTTCTCTAGTTCTTGTTGATTGATTTCCTAAAGTCTCCAAATCAGATGCAAGTTTAGTTCTTTGCTCAAGCAACTGAGTCAAATGATTCTGCTGGTCATTCATTGTATTGTTCAATATGATACATCTCGTTTATTTATAAACTTCTATATGCTAAATATTTGCAAAGCAATTGCATCGACAAATGAAAAAATCTCTGCTGTTCTTAGGAATGATGTTTTTGGCGGCACCCGCAGCACATGCCGATATTACTCATAAATTATCTTCCAGCGTTCAACTAACTGTTGATGCTGCAGCAACTCAAGTTGACAGAATTGGAAATACATATTCAGTTTCAGGAAACGGAGTTTCATTAGATGTTGCCGGTGGTGCAGGATCTGAAGATCTCAATATTGGAGGTCTTGGAACTCTTTCATCTGGGGTTTCAAGTTCTGCTGTAATTCCAACAGCATATCAAACAACTGATGGTGCTTCTTTCTCATTCACCAATTCATTCACTCAAGGTGATGCTATGGTGACTAGTGCTCCTTCTACCGGTGCAGTATCTGCTCTGTCTAGTCAAGTATCCACTGCGGCTGGCACTGGAACACCTACCGGAACAATAACTAGTGCAGGAGCAATTACTGTAGGAGCAGGTGGAGCAGGAAGTAGTTCAATTGGTCAGTTTGTAAGTGAACTTACGGTTAAGTGATAATGAACCGTTTATATGAATCCATTGGATTGGGATTAATATTAGGTGCAATTCACGGACTGCTTCAACCTGTTGGGGCAGTTCCTGTTGTGCCTAATTTTAGTCAAGGTTCAATGACAAGTACAACGGAAACAAAGACAAAAGTAACGGAAGTAATAAATTCTATAAATTATAATACAGGATACCAATATAGTGTGACAGGCACAGGAGTGGAGATGGACGGTTCCAGTATATCACCAGGAACTACTTCTTCATCAACGACTATCGATGGGGTGACTTCGACATGGACCAATCTAGATTTAAACAATCGACCAAACTGGAAACAAACGACTCCAGGTGCGGCATTTCAGTTTACAGAAACTTATCAGGGCGCAGGAATAAGCAATCAGACAATCATAGAAAGAACAACAGAATTAGAAAGCGTCACGACAACTACAAGTATCTTTACGCAGTAATTGCATTACTATTTGCATCACCAGTTAACGCGGAAACTGTTGGTGGAGTATCAGCAACTGCATCTCCAGTAGCTAATAGTTCAGGTTCGGTGACAAATCAGGCAATCCAGGTTTTACAAGGCCCATATATCACTAATACTTATGGGGGAGGGATCAGTTGTCAGGGTCCTACTATGAATTTTACCCCTTATGTGACGGGTGCAGTATCAGCACAAAAACCATATGAAGGATATTATGATGATCCAGTTTATGATATGACTGATAACTTTGGTGCATTCGATGAGAATGGATTACCTATAGGTGATGGTAGATTAGATAATCCAGGTGATGTTCAATTTTACCGGCCGGTAAGAACAGGACAAAAAGATAACTATAACTTAAGTGTTGGATTCTCTGCAACATGGTCCAAACCCCTAGATAAAAAGTTACAAGAACAGTGTAAAGAAGCAGCAGCAACACAAATTGCCTTACAAAAACAATTAACTGCCAATAAAAGATTAGATTTTGAGATTGCCAGACTTAAAAACTGTGGTGAACTCAAAAAGCAAGGAATCTATTTCCACCCAAAATCACCATACTATTCAGTATGTGCTGATGTAATCGTTACAAATCCTGGTGGAGTTATTCCTCCTCATAAACATAATATCCCGGCACCAACATCAAGGAAGGCAGAAGATCTTGGTGGCCCTATGTCACTTACCCCTTAACTTTCTTGCTGTTCTGTATGCTTCAGTAAGTTCTCTTTGCATCTCTCGTCTTTCCTCGACACTATAAACTTGTGGAACTCTACCAAGTTTTTCATGTATCTTTTTGATTAATTTCTTAACTACGGGTTTAATTATCTTCAACAAGAAATCAGCAACTGGTCTGGCAAGTAATGCACTAGTTGCCGCGGCAGCAGCAATCACAGTCGTAGACACAACTGCCTGTGCAGGTGGTAGGTATTCTATAATATCAAAACTATCTTCCTCTAAAGGAACTTCTTCGATAGTTTCTTTAACTGCAGGAACTTTTGATTTTTCTGGAACTAACTTCTTAGTATCAGGAAGTTTAAAATCAGTCTCTGGTGGTTTATATGGAGGTACTTTTGATTCTGGTGTTTTAATATTTCGGTCAGGTTCGTAGTTTATAGGATTAAATGACGGTATGTGCCCATCACAAAAAATCAATGTTCCGTTAGGATCATCATTTATGAGTGCAGTATTTTTCGGGTTCTTTTCTTGATGTGCCTCAACGCAACCAGGCATATCCACAATAGGAAATCCCAACTGCACTGTAACTGGAACAGCAGTAGGTATTGATTGTGGAGGTGTTATTAAATAATCAGGAATCTCTGGTATTGAGAGAGATCTAATATTAATTTCAGGAATTTCCTGCATCAGTCATTCTTAAACAAACCTGCCAAACCACTAAAAAGATGATAGAAAATAATGTAAAGAAAGAATCTATTATCACTATTATTCTTTCGTGTTTTTGCACGATACTTAGAATTATTTTTTTTCAAAAGTCCAGATACTGACATACTACAAACTCTAATTATTCTTTATTATTTAACAATATTAAGGCAATTCTCAGAAAGGAACTGCTCCCCCAGTCATAGAAGGTGTTGATTCGGGAACAATTCCTCCTGTAGCACCGGGAAGTTCTGGCATAGCAGAATCAATCAAACCAGGAAGTGCTTGTGTGATTGCTTCCGTAGCAGCCTTAGTAACTCCCTTCTTTGCGTTTTCAATCATTGCATCCTTGTTAAGATACACATAAGTACCACCACCGACAACGGCAGCAGATACAGCAAAAGACGCAAGTGCAAGGACATTGATTAGTGTTTGCATTAGATTAACGTACCTTTGGTACGACGAATTTCTTTGAGTTCTTCGAAGTTCTTATTCTTTGTCCCCCCATCGTATTCCCAAGCATATCCTTCTTCAATCATCTGTTCATTCAATGAGAGTTCATCTGTCCCAATATAAAGCCAACCAAGAAGACGACCATACTTACCCATACCACCCACCAGTTCAGTTCTGATAACCAAGTCATCTTCTCCATCGATAGCACCTTCTAGTTTTTCTTTCATCCAGTTGGTGGCATCAAGACCTAACGCCTTCTCTTCAAGATCACGGGTTCTCTTTTCCGGTGTATCAACTCCTGCAACTCTAACTCTTTCTTTCTTGTATAGATCAAACCCGAGATCAATAGTAACGTCAATAGTATCGCCATCGACAACACGATTAATCTCTATCACTCGAAAGTTGTAACAGGATTTCCTGCTCGGTGGTGACATTGCTCCCATAATTGATCTCCTCAGTTAATGCACTGATTTCAGTAACGTACGATGATTTAATCAATTGCAAAGGACATGGTTCTTCACTCATACCTTCTTCAACAAATGCCTTTGCAGGTTGTGCATCAGCAGCAATAGCAATTCCTATAACAGTAATAGCAGCAGAAATAACAGCAGCAGCACCACCAACCCAACGTTCTAATTTGCGGACACGTTGACGAAGTTCTTCTGCTAGTGCATCAGTATCATCAATTTTGTGTTTCAGGAGTGCTATCTCCTGATCCTGATCCGCGTCCTTCTGGTTGATTTGATCCGGCATCGTTCAGTTCTGCGAAGGCCATATTCATAATAGTATATATGTAATAAGTAACGCCAAAAAGAAGTAGTAACATACAAATTACAATACTCCAAGTTACATCCGTAACATCATTCAGTGGTCTCAGCAATAAATTCATCACAACCCTCCGTCATTGATGTGGCAAGTTCTCCACCAATTTCTGCACCTTTATCCTGTCCAAACATTGCTACCCAACCAGCAGCAACCCATCCTATATATGGAATTCCTGTTAAAAAGGATGCGGCACCTGTTCCGATACTAGCACCGACTATCCTTCCGGTTTGCTCCCCACCACCTGCCGCCTTGATACACTCTTCTCTTTTTGCACTCCACTTTCCCATAGAACCTCCTCCCGTATTCGGAGAACCGTTCATTGTATATTGTTGAAAAGTTTCCATCTCTGTATTACCACCAATCCCTAAGAACCCACCATTCTTTTTAATATTCTTTGTAGTCGTCAATACCTTCGGATCATTTGCCTTATACTCAATTACATATCCATGCTTTCCGGCACGGATAACATAAGAACTATAATCACCCAAAGGCAGATCAATTTGAGGCATCTGAGTTCGACTCATCAGATGCCCAATAACACCAAGATGTGCAACTCCAAACAGTGTTCCCACTGAAAGGAGAATCCACTTAAATGGTCGGTTTGACTGGGGGTTCTCCATCTTGTCCTTGGATTTTGATTGGAGCTTGCTCGATTCTGATTGTCTGAGCAGGGGCAGTTTGGGCAGCTGCATCGATCAACTTCTGTAAATCTGCTTTGCTTATACTACCACCAGTGGCAGCAGAACCATTAGATCCATTTTTCTTTGCAGTCTGGACGCCGAACGTCGCTAAAACGCCTGTAAAAACTGAGGCGATGAAAGTTGGATCAAGTTTCTGTTCTGGAATACCAAGAGCAGGTGGGAGTTTAATATACGCTAGAGTAAGAATACCACCAGACCATACTAAAATTCCTAGTCGTACAAACGTTGAAAGAATCGCAAGTTGTTCGTCTGCGTCGTCAACTTTTTCTTTAAGTTTGCCAAGAGGACCTTTCTTTTTAGGTTCCTCTTTTTTGACTTCTTCTGGCATCTACAGCAAGCATGGCTCTGCTATTTATGATTGAAGAAGGTCTACAGTGATGTTTGTATGTTCCAGTTGATTAAATCTTTGACAGAGAACAGAACTTGATTCATGTTCCCATTTACGATATGAATCTTTTAAGATTTCAGTATAATTAGTTCCATCGTTCTGTCTCATTTCATCAGCAACGATTTTCTTAATTAATAGATCTCTTGTTAAGTTAGTCATACTAGAGGTTTAATATCCAACAAAGAGTTCCCAATTATAGCATGAAGAGGAATCTCACAGAACTCTTCTTGGCTGGTTTTCCTGTGTAGGATTCTATTATTTAGTTCCTTGGTTGTCTAGGATATTGATCTTCAGGAAAATAAAGATCATATGGAAGACTATAATGACCCATATTCATATAGTAACAATCAAGAGTTCTGAGTTCTTCAAGTTCTGTTTTGTTCTCCTTATAGACACTAAATTCCATAATACTTTGGCACTTTTGAACCACAGAGGTAGGAACCTCTACAAGTTTTTTAGTGATAGGACTTGTGATAAAAACAGGTGCCAGCGCGGCAATCAAAAAATTCATTTAATAAAACCTTCCTTTACAAGATACTTACGTGTGAGTGGAGTTGGTTCATAGACCTCCCACATAGGACCAGCAGCACATACTTCTAGTGCCTTCATTGTCATACCCTCAGTACGTCCTGCCCAAGATGCTTCTTTCTCCCAAGGCCAAGCATGTTTGGGATAGGTTCGTTCGACCATTACCTGATAGATCATTGGAACTTCATATTCAGGTTTGATGATAGCAATCATACTATTATCAATCGTTCCTGCCATACAATCCTGTGCAGCGTGCCATCCTTCATGACGCATGACGGACATCAGCATTGTTGGACTATTCATAAAGTCTTTATTTAAAAAGAAGTTATTACCAACCGTATGATAAACACCACGATGCTGAGCAGGGAAATACTTCTCTGGTGCTAGAAACACCTTAACTCCGATCTTGTTAAGAGCAGAGAGCATTCTGTCGAACTCATCAGTAACGAAATCAAAATCAGACTGATTGGTATACTCACCAGAAATATCCACAATACTGTTAACTTCTTTGACTCCATCGGTACAATCCCGGACTAACATACATCCCATGGAATCCATTGTATTGTAACCCTTGATGATTTTAGAGTCATCGGCAAATGCCGGTGTGGATAATGATGCTGCTGCCAACACACTCATAATAATCTTTTTCATGCGTAATATGCCTCATAATATTTTATGATTCCAAAGGTAGTTATATTACCTTTAGATACCCAATCCTCAGCACACTGATAAATTGATTGATTGGTGTACTTGGGTGATACTCCATCCATCTGATGCCCATACTTCGTGAGCAAACATTTGAGTGCTTGAGCACGAAGTTCACGATACTTCTCTTCTTGTAATTCTTTGTCAGTCATAGGAATTGCCCCATACCAGTGCCAGAGTTCCAACCACCAGGTCCTTCATGAAAGTTCTCAGAACCACCTTGAGTTTCTGCTACTGTATTCCAACTCTTAGTTGCAATCTCATACATTTTTTGATGAATGTCTTCGGGTTCTTTGGTTGTCTCTTTACGTTGTTGGTCCTCTCGTTTTTTCATTTCAAATTCCATTTCCATGTAATCACGTTGCTTTTCAGTATACTCTGGAACAGTACCAAACCAAGGGTCTTCTTGCAAGTAAGCAGGGGCAGGAACTCCGGTATAAGGTTCTGACTTAATTCCTTTATAAGGACTATATCCATGACTAAAATGTCCTGGACTAACAGTACATGCAGGAGCTTCAAGTTCATCAACTACAGGAGCAACTGGTTCTTTCTTAATAAGAACATCAACTGCTTTTTGTATTATTTTAGATAATCTGCCCATGTTAGTTCCAGATAAGTTTGTTTAAGTAATTATAAGCATAACGAGTTC